GCAACTCTCCTTAAGTCTTACGACTCTTCTTCGTCTTCCCTCAAAATGTCATCAATAATGTCCAAAGCTTCCTTTAGACCTTCATGTCTGCCAACTAAACGTTGATAATCTTCGTATGAGTTAACATTGCTACCAGCGGTGAGGGTTTCCGCTAATTTTTTCTGCTCATCGCGTACGCGACGAATGATTTCTGAAATAAAGTCCTTCATAAATATAGTAATGCAACTTTATGAAGGATTCCGCCCCAAAAATTAATAAAAGTTGCCGCCGCCGATTTCGTTCAGGTTCTTATCTGGACCAACTTTCTGGGATTTAGCCATCTTAGATTGGCTAGCACCGATTTTCCAGTTGTTGTCGCGATGTGAGCCAGAAGCACCATTATCGACTTTTTGATCAGGGCCACCAGCGTAGCCGGGGGTACCTGTCATTTTGTAGGCTTTTTTGTAGCCAAGTTCTTTTTCCATTATTGTTCCTCAGTGGGTGGTTGTTGTTGCTGCTGTTGTGCTGCTTGTTGTTGCTGAACCATTTGCTGTCCGTGTTGCTGGGCAGCTTGTTGCATTTGTTGTGCATGTTGCTGCTGTGCTAAACGGGCTTGTTGTTGCGCTTGAAGTTGAGACTGCACTTGTTGTGCTTGTTGCTCAAATGCTTGTTGTTCTACTGCAATACCATGCTGGCGAATATCTTGTTCGGAAGCTTGGATAGCTTGGAACGCGCTCATGTCTTGCTCATGTTCCAACGCAGCTTGCTGTTGATCAAAAGCAGCGCCAGCGGTAATTTGTGCAACACGCTCTCTTGCAGCATTGTTTATGTTAGCCATCGCAATTTGAGTTGCATTACGTTGGTTATCAATGTTGGTTTGAGTCTGGTATTTAGCCTGTAACTCTTGAACTTTTTGTTGCAACTCAGCAATCTTGATCTGATAGTTCTGTTTATCTTGTTGCGCTTCCAGCTGCATACGGGCTTGTGATTCTGCCTGTTTGCGTTGTGTCTCAGCCAATTGTGTTTTAAGTAATACCTGAGCAGTTGGATCGTTAGAAGCAATTTGCTGTTGTTGTGCTTGTTGGGCTTGTGCCACTTTTTGTGCCAACATCTGGATTTGTTGTACATATGGCTGCATCGTCATTTGAGAGTCTTGATCGACTAATTGAGATGCCAATGCCAAAGCTTGTTGGGCTTCGAGATTTAGTGGTTTTTCTTGGTGCAGATCAAGTACATCTTTTCCACCAGATGCTTGCGCCACGTATGAACGCATAGATTGCAAATAGTGTAGTGTTAAGTGTTGCTTGATATGCTCTAAAGCATGAGGTGCAAAAGCAGGGCCAATAACAGGGTTGCCGCCGTAAGCTGGATTATTCGCATACTCTAAGTGAACTTTGATGTGAGCAATATGGTCTTGATCTGGGTAGGCAGCGGCTGGGCGACCCATAGTCATCGCCACGTTCTCCAACGCTGGGTTGGATTCTGCCGCGCCTAGAGGGTTAGGCAATACTTCATCAATTGCTGGCACTTTCATTTGCTGCATGACACGGCGATAGATTGCGCGCATGTCAAACATACCGGGAGGGGCGCCAGCTGCCATTTGTAACAACGCTTGGTTTTGTGCCAGACGTTGTGTTTCAGAAAAGATGTTAGGATCGGATACAGGGCGAATATCTGAGTTATACGCAAAGTCGCGTACCTCAATCTCTTCACCAGATTCGTTGTCCATTTCATCTAAGTACCAATGATTGATACGAGAAATAATGGCCAGTGATTTGGCTTGGCTACGATGTAGGCGAGCGTGGATGCTAGAGAATACTTTAGCGCCTTGCTCGATCAGAGCTTGGGTTGTGCCAACTGGTGTGTTGGCATTAGCGTCAGCAATCTTTTCTTCTGATGTGGTGACTACGCCTTTTGCTTCATTGGTTAACCAGCCTAGTAATTCCATCAACACGCCAGAGGGCGCGTTAAATGGCATCGGCATAGCAATCTTACGTACATCATCGACGCCCGGAGCGCCTTCAATCTCAATTACTTGAGTGGGTTCAATTCTGTCGCTTTGGCCACCAATTCGTCCACCTTTGAGCTTAAGCATCGTCTGGCTGTTGTTGATATGAGCAGCGTCCAACAAAGCCCGTAGAGCACCAGTGAGAGCAGCAGCGAGGCCGCCAATAAGATGGGGAAGGCCAATAGCATAAGCACCCCGCCAAGGAATGAACTTGAACTCAACATACCAATCCAATTTTTCGAGCTTCTCATCATTCGCTTCCCAGTTGCGATATAGTGCCAATACTTTACTTGTTGTTTCATCAATAGTTAAAATGTATGGTGCCCTACGACCATCGGTCAAAGGATCATCTTCTAAACGGATAAAGCAAGTAATCTCATAAATACGACGCAAGCCATCAATGTTCTTCGATGGCATATCTTTGCCTTCGATCTTATTGTTGGCTTTTTCAGAACGGGTCTGATCGTTTAGTGGTGCATCTGAAGAATACTGCGAATTAATGTCGATGTAAATACCCTGCTCGACACGTTGCAAAAATGTATCTTCGGTGATGTCTTGCACCTCGGTTACGCGAGATGCTGTATAGAAATTGGTTGATGAGTACGGCAACAAAATGTTGTCGATTGGTACCCATTCGCATGTTGGGCGACGTTGTTCTGCGTCATAGCGCCATTTGAGGAACTGTGAACCGCCTAGTGGCAGTTGGGTGAGCAGCTGCTCCATTTCATCACGAAACTCTGGCACTTGCTCAGTGAGCTGCCAGTTCATGAAGTTGACTTTACGCTCGGCTGCGTTTTCTTTTACTTGATCAGCTTGGCCCTTAATGTTAGACTTAACGATGCCTTCTGGTGGTAGTAATTCTTTAGATGAGGATGCTGCAAAGTCAACGCAAGCTTCTGCCATGACAGGGTGCACCACTTTAGAGGCGCCATCAAACGTGGCACCACCGGGCGCGTCTTTACCTAAGCCAGTGCGGCGTAGTCCTTCTTCATACTGTTTGTCACGCTGGGCGCGAGACTCACGGTCCACATCAATGTAATCCAAAAACTCAATGGCCAATGCGTCCAATGTGCCTTCATCAAACACCTCTGCCAAGTTCTGGTAAAACTCAGGATCTTCTTGCGGACCTTTGGTTTCCTTCAAATTAATGACAACGGAACCATCATCCAATTCAATCACTTCTTGTTCAGCGGACTCTGGATCTAAATCAAACTCTTCCTCAAATCCTTCGAGTTGATCATTTTGATCTGACATCTGATCAATTTCGTTTTCTTTATCCAAGGCCGGAAGATTACCGCCAGCTTGAATTGGAATCTGTGGTTGTGCCATTATTCGCTATCGCTTTGCTTGTTTTTGAAATGCTCATGTGCTACCCGTGCGCCTTCGCACATGGCCAAAATAATCTTTTCGTGATGCTGCTGTTTGTCTGGGCTGGTGTGCTCTTCAATCAACGCGCGCATCATCTTTGGTGTCATTTTTTTGCCCTTACCACCTTTTGCCAAATGCGGCACCATACCCGCGTTTTGCAACATCGCTTGACGGGGAGTTTTTACCATGCCGGGAGTAGCTGGCAGTGCGCCGGCTTTCTCAAGCACCATTTGACGGGGAGTTTTGATAAGGTTCATCTATTTATACTAATGCACAAAGGTTATATTTTTCGCCCTACTGCATGTAGGGGTTGACGAATTTTTTGCCGTAGATATCATCCACGTAGCTATAGTCGCGTGGTGGCAGTGGGTCTAGTTGCAACCAACCGGAGTCTCGCAAAACGCGTAATGCTTGAGACAAAGAGTCCACGTAATCATCATGCCCACCCGCTTCAGGAAACGAACACACTTGACGTAAAAACCGTTTTGTCCAATCTGCAAAGTCGCCTTTTTGTTTAGGATCTTCTGGGATCCACACTTTGCCCTTAGACACCAGAGGTGCCACGATGTTTAGGCGCTGCACTTTGTCCGCGCGCCCGGGGTTATATCCACGTACCGGTACACCAGCACCTTGGAGTTCTTGGATCAGGGAAATACCAGCGGACTTATCTTCCATGAGTAACAGGTCCGCTTTTCGTCCTTTACCAAAATCGTTGTCCGCACCGTACACCACCTCTTTAAAGTCGTCAATTACTTTGCGTCGCAATTCTGGATAGGACAGATGTGCATCCCAAGAGTCTAGCAGTATGACCGCGGTGCCGGCGTCTTCTTGTTCAAACACGCCCCATACTGTACAAGCAGTGGGGTCGTTCATGGTCTTTTCGCTGGTAGCCGGATCGTAACTGGCAATCACGTATTCAAGGTTTGGCGTAGGTTTAGATGCGGGCCACATTCGAAACTGTTTGCGTTTGATGATACCAGCTGACTCTGGGTCAAGGATCTCACCATAGATCTCTTGCCTGCCAATGTCGGTGCCATCGTAAGTCTCAAGCTGTTTGAAGAACGTGGCTGATAAGTTTTCTTTATTATCGTACGAGCTGGCATTAACCACGTACACATCGCCACCAACTTTACCTTCGTTAAGGTCTACAATTAATTCTTTTGGCTTGGGGGTGGTGGTAATGATTTGCTGGACTCGCGGGATTCGCGGGTCTTTAAGGCGCAACGTGAACTGGACGCCATCGTATGCCTCGTCGAGGTACTCGAAGGCGCACAGCTCATCAAACCACGCCCCGTGGTATTGCTTACCGCGGTACCGTTCTGGCTCTGAGGCTGGGATGCCTTGGATGATGGAGCCATTGGTAAGGGTAATTTCGAAGAGGGATTTGTTGTAGTCCCGGATAAGGCTGGGTGGGATGATATTAAGGAGTCCTGAATCGCCTTCGAAGCAGGTGGCTCGGATGTCGTTTGACGTAGGAGCTGTGACAAGCCAGCGGGTTCCGCCGTAGACCCAAGCCCTAATACCAATCCAGTGACTAGCAGTGTGCGTCTTGCCAGACCCGCGGCCTGCAAGCATAAGGAACGTATCATATTCTCCATCTTCTGGTTCTCGTTGATGTGGTAGTGCTTGGAGGGACCATTTGATTCTCCATAGCGCCGCTTCAAGTTCGGCTTTAGGCCAGTGGGCCCGAGCTGCGGCAAACTTCTTTAAAGTCTGCTCTTGGTGTGGTGTTAAAGGCATGAGATAAATCCTTCTCCAACAAGGATCGTATTGTCTTTATTTTCGGTCTCAATATGGATGCACAGTTGCGGTGCAATCTTTTCAATTGATTTAATGAAACGTCTGGCTTGGTGAACCTTTACAGGAGGCGAGACTTGGTTTCCAATCAATTTGAGCCGGCTTCTAAAATATAATGTGTAGTATTTGTAGTGGTTGTCATAATAGACTTTACTACGCATTCCCAAAGATTCCACCAATTGCTGGAGCTGTGAGATATTACTACGATTATAATCGGTAATTCGAAATGTGTCTTTGCTCACCGAATACTGCCTAGATTTGGCGTGGATAACTCCAGACAAAAATTCCAAGCGTTGTTCAGCCGAGGAAAGCAAATAGTTGGTGGGGATGTTGGGCGCCAAAATTTGGGAATGAATTGCTGGCTCAACTTGAAACGGACGATCCCCTCTGGTATTCTTTTTAAAATCAATAATCTTGTAGCCGTGGTCTTTGAACTTGGCCCGAATGATTTCTGATAGCCCTTTTGGCTCGACCATGGTTCTGTGTTTGCCTTTGTTAAAATACCAAAAACCAAACAAGAACGGCGGTACCGGTAAATCTTGGTGGGGGAACTCCAAGGGTTTTGATGTTGGCACAGAAAACTCTAAGCGGTCGTATTTGCCAATTAAGGGGTGGGACTCCAAGGTCTCCACACGCATCGGCTTTAGTGGCCTTCTGAACTTTTTCTTGCCTTTGTATTCGTGGGTTCTTTTGCGGTACTTAGGCGTCTCTACCGGAAACCCAAGCTTACCATCGCCAGATACGGCTA